AAGGATTTGGACGACAACAACGAGCTACAGATCGAAATCCAAGACGATACTCCAGAACGAGACCGGGGTAAGCCCAAGGCACCCGACAAGACGGAAACCCAAGATGGCGCCGATGACGAAGACCTCGAGGGTTATTCCGAGAGCGTCAAAAAGCGCATCAGCAAGCTGAAGTTTGACCAGCACAATGAGCGCCGGGCCAAAGAAGACGCTGTACGACTACGTGAGGAAGCCATCTCTTACGCGGAAAAAATCCGTAAGGAGAACGAAGAGCTTCGTAAGGCATACGCCGAAGGGGAAACAGCATTTGTTTCTCAGTCGAAGGCCCGCGTAGATAGTGAACTTGCCGCCACGCGCACTGCCTACAAGAACGCGTACGAGAGCGGCGACGCCGATGCCGTACTTGCAGCACAGGAAAAGCTGATCCAACTGCAAAATCAGGCAGATCGTATCTCCAACTACAGGCCACGCCCTACGGCTCCGACTGAAGCACCGAAAGCGGCCCCAAATATTCCTAAACCCGATGATCGCGCCATGAAATGGGCCGAGGAAAACACGTGGTTTATGAAAGATAAGGCCATGACTGGCTACGCCATGGGTGTGCACGAGAATCTGGTCGCAGAAGGAGTTGATCCGAAGAGCGATTTGTATTACTCTAGGATTAACGAAGCGGTTCGCCGTACGTTTCCGGATAAGTTTGACGATGGGATTACTGAGGAAAAAGCACCCCGACGTCAGGCTGGCCCCGTGGTCGCCCCCGCTGCTCGCAGCACAAAAGCACCACGCAAGGTCGTGCTAACCTCAACCGAAGTCGCTCTCGCCAAGCGCCTAGGTGTACCGATTGAGAAATATGCGGCGCAAAAACTGAAGGATATGCAAAATGGCTGACCGGACACCACGAACCCTCGAGACCCGTGAAGCGACGGGCTCCCGCAAAAAACAGTGGAAGCGACAGTCTATGCTGCCTACCCCCGAACCGAAAAACGGACTTAGTTTCCGTTGGATTCGCACCTCCACACTGGGTAACGCAGACATGACCAATGTCTCTGCAAGGTTCCGCGAGGGCTATACGCCGGTTAAGGCCGCTGACTATCCTGAGCTGCAAATTATGTCTGACGTTGACTCGCGATTCGTGGGCAACGTTGAAGTGGGTGGACTTTTGCTGTGTGCCGCTGCGGCAGAAGACGTAGATGCACGGGTTGAAGGACAACTTGAGATCGCTCAAAACCAGATCGACTCTGTTGACCGTAACCTTATGAAAGAATCCGACTCACGTATGCCCCTGTTTCGGCCGGAGCGTACTACTAAGACCTCATTCGGTAACTGACCTTACCGGTAAACGAAATGTAGATGAAGGAGATACCCAATGGGTACCGTAAACGCCCCCTTCGGTCTGCGTGCGACTGGCCGTCTCGACAATGGTTCGCTGGAAGTTTTCCGCCAGTACCCCATCGCGTCGGGCTTGGCAGTCAACATCGCTGCTGGAGACATCGTCAAACTAGTTGACAACGGCACTTCGACCACGATTGACAAGCAAACTGGTACGGGCGACACTTCGGCCGATATCGCTATGCTAGGCGTGTTCGTAGGTTGCACCTACACCGATCCATCGACCAACCAGATCACGTTCAGCAACCTGTGGCCCACGGGCACCGTGGCTTCTGACGCTCTGGCCTATGTCGTTGATGACCCACAGGCTCTGTACGTTGTAATGGCTGATGAGGCCATCACCAACACTTTGGACATCTACGGTAAGAACGCCGCGATTGTTCAGGGCTCGGTGAACACCACGTTCAAGGTTTCGCGCGTTGCGCTCGATGCGTCCACCATCGGCACCGACGCAAACCTACCACTGCGAATCATCGACTACGTCGGTGGCCCCCGTGGCGACGAGGTCGGTACTACGTACCCGTTGCTGATCGTGAAACTCAACTACACGCAGCTCACCGCTGCTGTAGGCGTATAAGGAGGGCTAGCACATGGCTATTTCACGCGCACAGGCACTCAAAGAACTATTGCCGGGCTTGAACGCCCTATTTGGTCTTGAGTACGCCAAATACGAAAACGAGCACGTCGACATCTACGAGACCGAGAACTCCGAACGTTCGTTCGAAGAGGAAGTTAAGTTGAGCGGCTTCGGCGCAGCCCCAGTTAAACCTGAAGGCTCGGCCATCACGTTTGACAACGCACAGGAATCGTTCACCGCTCGTTACAACCACGAGACGGTGGCCATGGGCTTCTCGATTACCGAAGAAGCTATGGAAGATAACCTGTACGACTCGCTGTCGGCTCGTTACACCAAGGCACTGGCCCGCGCCATGGCCTACACGAAGCAAGTTAAGGCAGCCTCGCTGCTGAACGCAGGCTTCACCACGTTCCTGTCGGGCGATGGCGTAAGCTTGCTGAACGCATCGCACCCGACCGTTGCTGGTGGCACGAACGCAAACCGCCCAACCACTGCTGCCGACTTGAACGAGACCTCGTTGGAACAAGCTGTTATCGACATTGCAGCTTACAAAGACGAACGCGGCCTGCTTATCGCAGCTCGCCCTCGCAAGTTGATCATCCCGCCAAGCCTGATGTTCGTGGCAACTCGTTTGCTGCAAACTGAACTGCGTGTCGGCACCGCTGATAACGATATCAACGCGATCAACAGCAATGGTTCGATCCCCGGCGGCTACGGCGTCAACCACTACCTGACCGACAACGACGCGTGGTTCCTGACCACCGACGTGCCCAACGGCATGAAGCACTTTGTGCGTATTGCCCTGAGCCAGTCAATGGACGGCGATTTTGACACAGGCAACGTTCGCTACAAGGCCCGTGAGCGCTACTCGTTTGGCGTTTCCGATCCTTTGGCCATTTATGGATCGCCGGGCGCATAAGCTAAACAGCTGAAAAAACTAGAAAACCCCGTTTCGGCGGGGTTTTTTGTTACCCAAAGATGAGTGTGGAACATTTGATATCGCTGTGCTATAATTTCTTAGGGCGTCATCAGCTACGCAGACAGGAAGCCCAACCTGACGTTGCACAGACGGCGTGGCTAAACCTTGTGCAAGGGGTAATACCATGGCAAATACGACTTTCTCTGGCCCAGTACGTTCGCAGAACGGCTTCCAGACCCTCTCTGTTAACGCTACAACCGGCACCGAGACCGTCACGGGTTCGTTTGGTTTCAGCATCGCAAACCCAGCAGGTGTTGGTATCACCGCAGGTACGGGCACGGTCTACGAGACCTCTGTAGCTCGCAATAATGGCATCGTGACCACCTCGATTATGATCGACCTGACTGGCCTGCAGTCGGGCGGTACGGCTGGTGATATCATCGGTACTAACGGTGCGGGTGTAGCTTATATTGCCCGGATCACGACAGCCGACAATGGTACGGTCTTTGGCGTTAAGCTGACCTGCTATGAGCTTCCAGCTGGTGGCGACACCGACATCGACCTATACTCCGCTACCGAGGATACGGGAGTAGAAGACGTCGCAATCTCTACTCTGACCGAAACGCAGGTCATCAACTCGGGTACTTTGGCCCTAGGTACGACCGCATTTGGTACAGACATTGCCGCAAATCAGTATTTGTATCTGGTTGGTCAGGGCACCGCAAACGCAGCCTACACCGCTGGTCGCTTGCTGATCGAAATCTTTGGCTACGACGCCTAATAGGAGGCTTAGATGGATGATACTGATGTACGGAGTGGCCATCTACATAGTAGCGGCTTTATCTTTAAGGGTCGAGCACGCGTAAAAGCGTTTGACGTTGTAGGAGCCGGCACTTCAGTCGGATTGCTAGAACTTTGGGACACTGATGTGGCCCCAACAGCAGCCACTTATGGCCGTAGTGCGGCTGTAGTTACTGTTACTAGTACTGCTCATGGACTAAAGACCGGCAACACTGTTGGTATCTCTTTTCAAGCGGCCAGCGGGGTAATTGCCACTCCGGGAAGCTATGAGATAACAGTCACGGGGGCCAATACATTCACCCTGACCGACATCAATAGTGGTACGATTGCTACCTCTACAGTGTGCAGGTACGTTAGCGGCACGCAAAAGGGTTATACTGCCCAGTGGCTGTCGACCTACCATACGTCCGCTACTGATGTGTTTTTTAACGGGTTTTCTATCCCGGGCAACGGGATACTGGCCAACATTGGAATCTACGTTTACGCGGATAACTTGGATTCCGTAAGCGTATATTACGGGTGATACCGTGGCAAAGAAGTCCGCCCGCTCTCACAAGATTCCAGAATGGGATGGCACCTGTTCATCCTGCGGAAAGAGCGTGGCGGATACTTCTTTTGGGGCTGGGCGGGCAGGCGAGTGTAACTACTGTGCAAAAGTTCGCTGGAAAGCAAACAACCCGGTAAAGGTGCGGGCCCAAAGCCTATATAGTAATGTGAAAAAGAGATCGAGGGATATGGGGTGGCCTGCACCAGACTTCGGCTCCCTATGGATCGAAGAGAAAATTATTTCCGGCCACTGCGAGGTCACGGGTATTCCGTTCGATTTAACCTCTCAGATGTGGAACAGTAACCACGCGAGAAATCCTTGGATGCCGTCTGTAGATCGCATCTACAGCGCTGGTGTGTATGCTAAAGACAACGTGCAGCTGGTCGTGTATATGTACAATGTATGCAAAGCGGAGTTCCTGCACAGTGATGTGGTTAGGTTTTGCCGCGTTGTAGCTGCAATGGAGGCGGAAGTTGGCCAAACCTAAAACACCTGCGTGGACTCGCAAAGAAGGCAAAGACCCGAAAGGGGGCCTGAATGCAAAAGGGCGGGCGTCCGCCAAGGCTCAGGGTATGAACCTAAAGCCACCCGCTCCGAATCCGAAGAACAAGAAAGATGCAGGGCGGCGCAAGTCTTTCTGCGCCCGCATGAGTGGCATGCCCGGCCCCATGAAAGACGAAAAGGGTAAACCGACACGTAAGGCGCTCTCGCTGCGCGCATGGAACTGCTGAGGTAAACTATGCCACTGACAGCTAAGGGTAAGAAGATCAAGAAAGCCATGGAGAAGACCTATGGCAAGGATCGCGGAGATAGAGTCTTCTATGCCGCAGAAAACAAAGGCTCTATCAAGGGCGTAGCCAAGAAAGGTACGAAGAAATGATGAACCGCGGAAATATGGGCAAAGAGATTTCTACTGCCCCGAAGTCTAAGAAGGTCAAAAAAATGATGATGGGCGGTATGGCCCGTCCCGGTATGCCCGGAACCATGGGCCCGGGTAGTGGTATGGCTCCTCGTCCCGGCATGGGTGCAGGCCCAAAGCCCCCTAGCCCCGGCGCGCTTGAAGCGATTCGTAATATGCCCCCTCGTGGTGAAGGGCCTCCTCGCCCCGTTATGCCTCCTCGCCCCGGAACCATGGGCCCGGGTAGTGGTATGGGTGGAAGCATGGGCCCGGGTGGAATGACGCGAGCGGCCCCCGGTACGCCCCAAGCAGGTATGATAGAGGCGATGCTTAATCGCCGAGCAGCAGGCATGAAAAAAGGCGGCAAGGTCACTAAGAAAGCCGATGGCGGAGCCGTTATGGGTTACGCCAAAGGTGGTATGGCCAGCCGCGGCGATGGCTGCTGCATGAAGGGCAAAACCAAGGGGACTATGCGATGAGCAGAAAGCCGACAACCAAGGCGCCTGCGCCAGCGGTGGAGAACACCGAAGTGTATGTGACCGGCGTTGTTGCGACAACGCAGTTTGTACCGTGCCGTCAGTGCGGGAATCCGGGCAGCTGCTCGGCCGCAGGCAAATGCTCCAAGGGGTTTAAGTGT